GTAAGGAGTGGTATTTTGGGAAAGGTGAGAAGTATGATTTCTCATCTCCCCAGACTATTGCTCTCAAGGAGGAATCACTACAGTGTATTGAGAAAGCGAAGAGAGGTGAGAGATCTCTCCATGTTTATGTAGATACACTTAAAGATGAACTTCGGAAGAAGGATAGAGTTAGGGACTGCAAAACACGTTTGGTGTCTGCGGCTCCTCTCCTATACACGATCTTGTGCAGGATGTATTTTCTCGATTTCACAATCTGGTTGATGAAGAATAATGTCAATGTAGGCTGTGGAGTTGGGATAAATCCTTATTCTGAAGATTGGGATTATCTGGCTAAGAAAATGCGCTCGAAAGGGACGCATGGACTGGCTGGAGATTTCCATGGTTTTGATACCTCAGAGTATGCCGCATTGTTTGAGGCGCTCTGTGAGTTGATAAATCGCTGGTATGATGATGGTGAAGAGAATGCCCGCATTCGGAGAGTTCTGTTCGCTGATTTAGTGAATTCTATACATTTGTGTGGTAAAACGCTTTATCAGTGGCTTAAGAGCTTGCCTAGTGGGCATTTCTTGACTGCTATCATCAACTCTTTGTTAAATTATCAGTTGCATGTTATGTGCTGGATCAAACTCCATCCTGAGGGTGTTAAAGGCCTTCAGTTGTTCCGAGATAAGGTATATTTTATCGGATATGGAGATGACAGCATGTGCAATGTGGCTGATGACTGCTTAGGGTTTTTCAATTATGAGACCTTAGGCAGGGCAATGGCCGATCTTGGTTTTGATTACACGGATGAGCTTAAGACGGAAGCTACTGTTCTCTACCGAAAGGTGGATGAACTCTCTTTTCTTAAGAGGGGTTTTCGTTTTGAACCTATCCTGGGGAGATATGTTGCCCCATTGTCCATGACTTCTATTTTGGACATGTTGTACTTTACCAAGAAAGGTGCGGATTCACGGGAAATTACGAAGACGAATGTGAACAATGCCTTTATGGAGTTGTGTATGCATTCGCCGGAGGATTTTCAGCTCTGGGCGCCAAGATGGTTGGCTGGCGCCCGGGAAAAATTGAATTACCAACCTCCCGTTGTAAATCGGGTTGCCCTCCTGAAGATGGTGGCGCAGCTCGACAATTACTATTAAGCAAGAGTGTGATCTTGCCAGAACCAATTAAAATTTCCGCTGGGTGGAAGGTTCTGGTAGTGCTGCTGTTGCTATGGGTGTACTTATTTAAGTTTACCGCACAGGGTCCCCCGGTGGCAGTCCCACCAATACCCAGTGCACCCAGCGGTTGGCGTGGAATTAGGTCTTTCCACCGCTGTATACCCGGACCTGCAAACAATAATAATGATGGGCAGGCCCAGCCCCTAACTGAGGCGAATGTAGAGAGGGAGGCTCTTACAACCTTCCACCAAGACTTGGAGCCTGAAAGGGCTGCCTTGTCAAATTATGTGAATATCGGGTCAGGTTTGCGTGGATCTACTATGGATCAGCGCACTCATGACCTGAAGGAATTTCTTAGGAGACCTGTTCTTTGTTGGACAGGTGCTTACTCCGTTACGAGTTCTGTTGGTGCTCCTCTGGTTAGCATGGCAATGCCTTCCAGTTGTATTGCCAAAAGTTCGTATAAGGAGAAGATGAGAGGCTTTTATGGTTTTCGAGCCAAAATGGTCATTCGTGTTCAACTTAACGGGCAGCGATTTCAACAAGGGAGGTTGATTTTGTCGTACTTACCAGAGTCTGCAGAGATGCAGCCTGAGCGAAAGTTCACTTCGCTTTATTGTCTCCAACTGTTGACTCAGCAGCCGCGTATTGATATTGACGTGGCGAACGATACAGAGGCGATAATGGAAATTCCTTTCGTCAGCAATAACTTGTATGCAAGCTTGCTTGACGATACCTTCGATTATGGTACTTTTTACTTAACTCCGTACTGTGCTCTTAGAGTCGGTGCGGGGGCTTCCACTGTGAAGCTAGGTATTTGGTGCCATTTCGAAGATGTGGAGATTGTTTACCCCACTATTCCAGGTTTGTTAACCCAATCTGGTATTCGTAGAAAGAAAGCCCGAGGGGGCAGTTCTACGGGTGGAGTGGACACTACTGACCAGGAGCTGAACCAGGCTGGGTTGGGACCAATCTCTGGATTAGCTAGTCGGGTGTCAAAATCCGCGGCTGTCTTGAGTGAGATCCCTTTGATCTCAGCCTTTACGGCTCCTGTGTCTTGGGCCGCTGATATTGTTTCACGATCAGCAATGGCTCTGGGTTACTCCAAGCCCACGATCGAAGGGCCCTTTTCAAGGGGGGCTCCTACGGTCTGGCCCAATATGCATAATGTTGATGCAGCAGATAATTCAAATAAGCTGTCAGCCAGCATTAGGAACAAACTTGAGAACTTGCCTGGATTCGCCGGCACTGATGTCGATGAAATGGCGATTTCTCATATTGTTCAGATACCCTCGTATATTGGGCTTGTTAATTGGTCTACCGCAGCTGCAGTGGGCACGGCGTTGAATCATTATTACGTCGGCCCCCGTCAGTATGGGACCATAATTCCGTTAGCAACTAGCACAGGGACGAAGCCAATTGAGTTCGGACCTGTAGTCGGGTATTTAGCTAACGCCTTCCGATTTTGGAGAGGAGGCATCACATTTCATTTTAAAGTTGTGAAGACGGAATTCCATAGTGGTAGACTGATGTTCGCATTTATGCCGGGTTTGAATAGAACGGCAGTGGATTCTACCTTTGATGGTACTCAGTACTTGTATAAGGAGATATTCGATTTGCGGACATCAAGTGAATTTAGTGTGACCATTCCTTATGTGGGCTTAACACCCTACACAAGGACAGACCATTGGTCTGGGGTTGCCAGTTTGTGGATTTTGAATCCACTTACTGCCCCCGATACCGTTTCCTCTTCAGTGGATATTCTTGTTGAGGTGTGCGGTGCGGAGGACATGGAATTCGGAGCACCCAAACAGTGGGGTCCGGATACTGTGTGGAATCCCAAGGTACCATGTCTGATTGGCCAATCTGGGTTAGTCAAACCTGCTCTCCAGCTGCCTGGCTTGGAGCCTCAGGGAATGGCGCCCAAATTGAGTAATGGAGGTGATGTTCACGGTCAAGAAGATAATGAGACCGTGACACAATCTCAGATCATGACCACTCTTGAGCCTGCCAAATATTGTATGGGGGAGAGGATTTTATCCCTCAGACAACTGCTCAAGATGTCCAGTTCATTGATAACTCAAGCTGCGATAGCACAAAGCCAGTATTATGTGGCTCCCTTTTTTACACAGAATAATGTGTTTCAGTTGGGGGCCGCTCAGGCTACAGCGATCCCATGTGATTTCTACTCGTACTATGTTAGTATGTTTAGATATTATCGTGGGGGAGTTCGTATTAAAGCCAATATTGGTATTACGTCAACCGCGGCTGCCTCGTACTATTGTCGTCTCGTCTGTTCAAATAGAGTGATGGGACGAGTGGTGGATGATTATGGAAGCACCACTACGGATGGTACTGGGGTTGTTGTCAATATGGATAGTAGCACCTATACAAATGGTGCCATGGGAATGTACCCTGAGGTTGAAGTTCCATATTATGGCCACACACACGCTAGGCACGTGTATAATGCTAGTGCGTACAATCCGATCACGACTGACCTATCTACGCACGGTCATCTACTACATATACAGTGTGGGAACAGTACTGTTTCTCCACACTTTTATAGATCAGTAGCAGATGATTTTAGTGCAGGCTTCTTTATAGGATGCCTGCCCCTTGGTTATTGACCAGGGGGAAGCACTGACCCAATGAACTCGTGAGACTGAGGTTTTCAAACCCGGTTTCACTTACGAAGTTTCACGAGAAACTTCTACCCCCCCGGGTTCATTGGGGGGTAGGAGTTGCTACGGGGGGTCATTAAACCCAGTTCAATCATTCTGGGGCGCGAAGATTGCGCATACTCGTGGTGGAAAAGTGGTAAAGCTCGTCTATTGATAGATAGAGAGGCTCCCACCCGAGGGGCGATGATTGTGAGTCAAAGAGGCAGATGACTTAGATAGCCTATAAAACCGCTCG